TCTAGAGTTGTGTGTGATGCAACCTCCTCGTCTGCTATCCGTGGTGGTTCGTATAATTTACTCCTACTAGATGAATATGCATTCTTACCTTCTCATATTGCAGAAGAGTTTTATTCATCTACCTATCCAACCATTTCTGCAGGTTTAACTACCAAACTTATTATTGTATCTACTCCTAATGGAATGAATCACTTTCATAAACTGTGGGTAGATGCCAATAGACCGGCTGGGCACAAGTCTAAGAATAACTTCGTCCCTATCGAGGTAAGTTGGAGAGATGTCCCCATAACCCCCGGTGGACCAAAACGAGACGATACCTGGGCAGCGGAGCAGTTAGCAAATACTAGCCCAGAACAATTTGAACAAGAATATGGTTGTAGTTTTCTTGGATCTTCCAATACTCTGGTATCTACATCAAAATTAAATGTTTTGGCACCAGAAGATTGCCTAGAAGAAACATCTGAAGGTTTAAAAATATTTGAACAACCACTTAAAGATCAAATTTATTTTTTACAGGCAGATGTGTCTCGTGGTCAAGGATCTGATTATTCTGCGTTTACTGTAATTGATGGAACTACAACACCATATAAGGTTGTAGCCAGTTATAGAAATAATACAGTTAGCCCCTTTAGTTTTCCTGTTTCAATTAAAAGTGCTGCAGAAAAATATAATAATGCATATGTTTTAATTGAAACAAATGATATTGGAGGGCAGGTTTCTAGTATTCTTTATAATGACCTAGAATATGAAAATGTTCTTATGACTAAAATTTTAGGAAGAAAAGGACAGGTTCTATCTCAAGGATTTGGTGGCAGTAGCCGTACTGAAATGGGACTTAGAACCACTACTCAAACAAAAAAACTGGGATGTGCCATATTAAAGCGGTTAGTAGAAGAAGACAAAATTTTATTAAACGATGAACGAATCATTACCGAACTGACAACATTTGTATCTAAATCAAATACTTTTAGAGCAGAAGATAGCCATAACGATGATTTGGTAATGACCTTAGTATTTTTTGCTTGGCTTTCTAGACAAGAATATTTTGCAGATTTAATTGAAAGTGCCAAATTTAATTATGAAGAAGCCGTAAAACCAGAAGATAATAACACCTTATTCATTGTAAGTGATGAATCTTTTGATTCTGATGAATACTCAGATGGTAGTGTTATCTGGAAGAAGGTATAAAAAATTACTAAATATTATTGATCAAAAAGGACAATTATGGCAACTCTCAGTTCTTTTACTAGTACGAATCAATTTAATAGCGAAACTGTATCTCCTGCGTCTCAAATGACAGCAGCATTTCTAACTGGATTTACGTTTAATAATATAGGAACATCTTTTAATAATAGAGTTCCTACAGGTGATCCAGGTGGATTATTTGGATGGCTCATATATGCTAAAGCAGTTAAATCATCACCCGCTACAGGTACCACAGCTGATAACTACATAGTATACAACTCTCCAAGTGGTTTGATTAATGATTTAAATAAACTTGCTGGGGCTACTGGATGTTTAATTAATGCAAGTTCAAGTGCAGGTACAACTAATCCATTTGGCTTTTTTATCAATACTGGAATAAACCCAATAGGTATTACTGGTGCTGGTTTGGATTTTCTATATGCTCTTGATTATCTTTCTTATGGTGGCAATCTTGTAATTGCTGGTGCAACCATCGGTCTTAATCAATATAAAGCTGCTACGTCTACTGATATAGATCTTGCCATGTGCACAGGTACTGGTGCAGGTTATACTGGTATTCAACAATGGCTTGAAAAAGAATCTCCTTATACGATTGGTATATTCCCAACACAAGGAAATGGTTCTGGACAAACCTTAGCACCTTTTGATTTTACTTCTACTGCCTTTGTAGAAGGTGCTACTGTTGCAGATAGAGTATTTTCAATATATGGACAAAAAACAGTTACTGTTCCAGTCTCTTCACTATTAAGTAACGGTATAGTAACCTATACAAATAATTTATCAGCCGATATTGCTGGATTTTTTACAAGAGCAAATTCTCGTGGTGAATTATACTTAACAATTGCAGGATCAAGTCGTGGTACCATATTAAATGGGGCTGTTACTAGAACTGTTAACTGGTCTGATAGTGCATTAAAATCTTTACTTACAAATGCTAGAGTAAATTATTTTTTAAACTTTACTTCTGGAAATTTCTTGGGATCAGATTTAGTCGGAGCAACTGGATCTACTACAGCTCCAATTGTAGATGAGCGTGTAGGTCCAGCTCAAATGAAATCTTCAATGAAACGAGATATCACAGATATTGGTCTTAAATATTTGTATCAAATTAATAATGCTACCACTAGACTATTAGTTACAAGTGAAATACAAAATTATCTTCTCGAATATGCAACAAATATTGATACAACTCAAACACAAGTTGTATGCAATTCTACTAATAACAGTGATAATGCATCAACATTAACTATATTTGTGTCTGTGACTCCATTGGTTGGAACAACTACATTTACCATCAATATAACACTCACAGCATAAAATGGCAACAAATAATTCATTAAATACATTTAAAGCAGCATTTAAGGGTGGAACTCGTGCTAATAGATTTAAGGTTATTCCTTCATTTCCAGCTGGTATTTCTAATTTTGCTCGAACAAAAGCAGCATATACAATCTCATCTGCAGCTTTACCAAAAGCAGATGTTGGTGTTATAGGTATTCCATATAGAGGTCGTATGGCATACTTTGCTGGTGACAGACAATATTCTGTCTGGCCAATAAAAATATATGATGATGGTGATAAAGTGTTGTGGAAAGCTTTTCAACAATGGAAAGAACGTTTAGATGGACACCAAACACACAAATTAACTAATAATGATTTTGGATATAAAACACTTCAAACTAATTTTTTTATTCAACAATTAAAAGCAAATGGTCAAATCTACCGTGAAATTAAATTATTTCGATGCTGGCCCAGTGAAGTTGGTGGTATAAATTTTGATATGGGATCTTCTGAGTTTGTAACTTTTGATGTAACTTTAACGTTTGACCATTTAGAAATTATAACTGGTATATAAATGCTAAAGGAAACCAAATATGGCTATTTCATTAAACGAATTTAAAGATAATTTTTTAGGTGGTGGAACTAGACAAAATCGTTTTAGGATTATTGGTGGGTTTCCATCTGGTGGCGATACTACAAATAGTTTAAATTCAAATAATTTAATATCTGAATTTCATGTACGTTCAACATTAATTCCAACGTTACAGACTAGCACAATTGCATATGACCATTTTGGTAGAAAATTATATTATCCTGGTGAAAAATTATATTCAACTTGGTCTGCTTCTATTCTAGATGATACGGGTAGCGGAGATCTGTGGGTATCATTTCATCGTTGGCACAATTATATTAATAATCATGTAACTAATAATACAAATTATATTAATGGGTCAAATTATAAAATGAATTGGACTATTCAACATTTAGATCTAAATGGAGAGGTACAAAAAACTTTTTACTTAAATGGACTCTGGCCAAGAACTATTAATGAAATCTCATTCAATTCATCTCGTCCAAATGTGTTAAATACTTTTAACGTTGTATTTGTTTATGATACTGTGGCAATTGCTGGTATTACAGATAATGTGAGTAACTGATGCTAATTAATTATAAAGGAACTGTTAATGGAAATTGATCTTTTTGGATTTCAGTTTGGTAAAAAGAAACCTGATCAGGAAGAGACAAAAGATATTGTCTCGAAGAATATTGCTGCACCTGAAATTTTTGATGGTACAGTAACTGTTGATGCTGGTGGGTTTTTTGGAACTGCTCTTGACTATGCTGCCAATATTCGAGACGACAGCGGTTCTATTATACAATACCGCAACATGTCAATTTTTCCAGAAATTGATAATGCAATTGATGAAATTGTAACAGCCGCAATTGTATTGGGAACAGACAGAAAAGCAGTTAAATTAGATCTTAAAGATCTTCCAATTACTGAATCTATTAAAACTAAAATTTATAAAGAATTTGATACTATAATTCATTTATTAGATTTTAATTCTAAATCATATGAAGTGTTTCGACGCTGGTATATTGATTCAAGAATATTTTATAACATTGTTATTGATAAAGATCAACCTGTCTTGGGAATTCAAGAAATTGTTCCACTTGATCCTTTAAAAATTAAAAAGATTAGAAAAGTTGAAAAACAACAGGATAAACTTGGAAATGTACAAGTTTCTGTAATTAAAAAAATTGAAGAATATTATCTCTATACAAATACAGATAGAGAATCGTATATGTTAACTGGTCCAGGTGGATTACATCTATCTACTGACAGTGTTGTATATGTTCCATCTGGTGTAATTGATTTAAATACTAAACGAGTTCTTGGATATCTTCATAAAACAATTCGTCCATTAAATATGTTACGTCAACTAGAAGATGCTCTTTTAGTTTATAGAGTGGCTCGTGCACCAGAACGCCGAGTATTTTATGTAGACGTTGGTCAATTACCAAAACAAAAAGCAGAACAATATGTTCGTGATATGATGAGTCGTTTTAGAACAAGACTCACGTACAACCAAGCAACGGGTGAAGTACGAGATGAACGCAATCATCTATCTGTTCTTGAAGACTATTGGATTCCACGCCGGGAAGGTTCAAACGGAACTCAAATTACCACACTTCCAGGTGGTAATGCCATGTCACAAATTGAAGACGTAGATTACTTTAAGAAGAAACTATATGCATCTTTAAATGTTCCATTGAGTCGTTTGGCATCTGACCAAACTGGATTTAATATGGGACGATCTGTAGAAATTACAAGAGAAGAAGTAAAGTTCTACAAGTTCATTGAACGTATTCGTCATCAGTTTAGTAAACTATTTTTAGATTTGTTACGTGTTCAAATGATTCTTAAAGGAATCATGACTGAAGATGACTGGAAAGAATTGCGTCCAGATATTAATATCGTATTCAATACAGATAATTATTTCTGGGATCTAAAAGAATCAGAAATTCTTGCAGAACGATTAAAGATGGTTCAATTTGTTGATGCATATGTTGGAAAGTATTTTTCTTCAGAATATGTTCGTAGAAATATTTTGAAACAAACTGAAGAAGAAATGCGCAAGATGGATGGAGAAATGGAAGTTGATCGTCAACGAATTCAACAAGAACAACTTGCACTGCAGGCACAACAACAAGCAGCAGAAGATCAGCAACAAGGAACTAGACAGTGAAAGATTTTCAATCATTGATATTAAAAAGTGGTATGCAACACCTCATTCAAAAAAATGAGACCATGTTTAAAAAATCATTGATTGATGTTTTGTCGTTTAAATTGAATGAAAATATCAATTTTCTTACAATGGAAACTAATAAAAAACTATTAAAAAGTAAATTTAAACATACTGAACTTACTGAAAATATGAAAGTTTTTATTGAATTTTTAGAATCATATGATCCTGAAACCAATACAAAATTAAAATTGAAAAATGATAGTGTTATAAATATTACTGAAAAAGAAATTGTAGAGATTAAAAGTCTATTTAATCAACTGAGTCCAAATAATAGACAAAAAATGGCTGAAACAATTTTTGAAAATAAAAATAGTTTGGACCAACATTTAGAATTTTACGGGAAAACAAAGGTACTAATAAAATGAATCAAAAAGTAAATGAAATGATCAAGAATATGATTGATGAGAATGTTGTGGCTTTCAAAGAGAACACTGCCAAGGTTCTTTATGAAAAAACTGGTAAGAAGATTGAAAGTGCGTACCAAACTGTTGCTCAAAATCTTTTAAAGCAAAATTAATCCAAATGAAACTAATAACTGAAATTAACGAAGATATTAAGTACGTTAAAGAAAATACTGGAAACGGTGAAAAGAATTATTTCATCGAAGGTATTTTTATGCAATCTGGTGTAAAGAACCGCAATGGTCGAGTGTATCCTCAAAGCACTCTTCTCAAAGAATGCAAACGATATATTACCGAATATGTTGATAAAGGACGTGCCCTCGGTGAATTAAACCATCCAACTGGTCCTACAGTAAATCTTGATAGAGTCTCCCATATTGTAAAAGAACTTCATGAAGATGGCAATACCATTTATGGAAAAGCCAAAGTAATGGATACCCCAATGGGTCGTATTGTAAAGAATCTTATTGAAGAAGGTGCCCAACTTGGAGTATCAACTCGTGGTATGGGTTCACTTAAGTCAAAAAATGGTTACCAAGAAGTTCAAGAAGATTTTATGCTTGCTGCCGTTGATATTGTTGCAGACCCATCAGCTCCAAATGCCTTTGTAAACGGTATTATGGAAGGTAGAGAATGGATTCTTGAAAACGGATCGTGGTCAGTAAAAGAATATGAGAACGCTCGTAAAATTATAAAGAATTCTTCAAAGAGTGCATTGAATGAAAATATGTTAAAGCTCTTTAACAATTACTTTAGGAGTATGTAATGAGTTTTAATCTAATAACTGAAGGATCCAAAGATTACATGAAATATGTACTTCAGTTATCTGAGGCAAAAAAGTCATCAACCACTAAAGCCAAAAAAACAGCACCACCAGAACCTAAACTGTTTGATCCTGTTATTAATGTTCCTACTGAGGATGAGAAACGTCCAATTAAGGCTTCTGGATCTGGTGGTAGAGATTTTATGTCAGGTAGTAGACCAATTGAAGACGAAGAATTTCTTAAAACAAAACCACATCAGCAAAAGAATCCTGACAGTTTAGTTCCTACTATTTTATTTGGTGGAAGCAAAATACCAAATGGTAGCGGAAATTTTCCAAAGAAAAATGAGAATGGTACCGAAGAAACTGATGAAAGTGGTGGATTAGATTATCTTACTAATGTAGCACAGGGTGCCAGTGTTATTGACTTTGCTGACCAAAACTTACCAGCAGCAGCCAGATTAGCTTTGGCGGCTGCTTTATTTGGTGAAAAGGTAAAGAAAACCCCAGGTGATCCTGTTCAATTAGGTGCATTAACTGGTTTTCAACAAGATTTAATTAATCAAGTTAAACAGTATGCTGATACAAAAAAGCTTGGTCCTCTTGCTGATAAAGTATTTAAATATACACAAAATTTAGGAGCACTTGATCCATTTAATCCTCTATTAGGATTAAAATTGGGTTATGAAATGCTTGGTGGAAATGAAATTCTCAAACGTACTAGAGAACTTGGAGCTGCTCAAAGTTCTGGAGCACAATCAAGTATGGGACACCCGTCTGGTTTTGGATATTATGGAAGATAAGAATATTATAAATAATTTAAGCTTAGGGATTATTACACTATGAAACACAATAAAAAACTCAATCTATCAGAAGCCGCTAATCAAGTCATGGGTGTATTGGATGCCACCGGAAAGTCAGATGCTGATGCATCTGGTCGTGGTTCCATGTTACCTGGACCAATCGTGGGTATGATGCCAGCAACAACTCCAACTCCTGGTATGCCAGTAGTTCCAGCTGGAGCAATGTTAGCACAAAAATATCTTGCTTCTATTGGTCAAGGTGGAGCTGCTCCAGTATCACAAGAATCCGATGAATCTGATGATTCAGACGAAGAGATGGACTCAGAAGAAGATGAAGATGAGAAGAAGAAAGAAGTTCAAGAGAATTTCCGTAATGCTCTCATTTCTCTACTTGGTGAAGAAAATATCAATGAGTCTGCACTCAATCAACTCGAAGCAATCTTTGAAGTTGCTGTTGCTGACCGTGTTGAGAATCAAGTTGCCAGAATTCTTGTTGACCTCGATGAAGGTGCAAAGGGTTATCTTGAGAATGTAACAAATTCACTCGTAGAAAAGGTAGATGACTATCTCGAGTACGTTGTCGAAGAATGGATGACTGAGAATGCAGTTGCAGTTGAGCAAGGTGTAAAAACCACCATTGCCGAGAACTTCATCTCTGGTCTCAAAAATCTCTTTGAGAATCATTACATCGATGTTCCAAATGAAAAATATAATGTTCTTGATGATCTTTATGCACAAAATAGAGAACTCGAAAACCGTCTCAACGAATCTATTAAGTTCTCAATTGATCTTAAGAAGGAAGTTGCTCTAACTGAGTGTGCCGGAATCTTTGTTTCTGAAACCAGAAACATGGCTGATACACAAGTTTCCAAATTACAAAATCTAATGGAAAACATCAACTTCAATACTCCTGACGAGTATCGTAACAAGTTGGTTGCAATCCGAGAAAACTATTTACAGGGTGGTCGCGTTTCTGCACCCTCTAAACCAGTCGATGAGGATATGTCGTTCTCACAGGCTGTATCTGTTCCAACCACACTTGTAGAAGGTTATGCAAATGTGTTGGGGAGATTGAATAAGAAACTTTAAATTTACTAATTACTAAATAATTCTATCCAACAAGGAGATACTAATAAAATGCAATTTCAAGAAAATACCCCGTATGATGTTTTAACAGAGAAATGGAATCCAGTGCTCAATCACGCAGCTCTGGCTCCTATCTCTGATGATTACCGTAAGAAAGTCACTGCTGTTCTTTTAGAGAACCAAGAACAAGCCATTCGCACCCAGCACCTAACAGAAGATATGTCTTCTGGTAACTTTGGTGGTCCAGCAACTTCTACTGGTTACAATACTGGTCAAGTTTCTGGTTATGATCCAGTACTTATCAGTCTTGTTCGCCGTTCTATGCCAAATCTAATGGCATACGATATCTGTGGCGTACAGCCAATGACAGCCCCAACCGGGTTGATCTTTGCAATGCGTACACAATATGGTGCCGGTGGTAGTTACGGTAGTAACAATTATACCGAAGCCCTTTTCCAAGAGCCGATTCCACAATACGGTGGTTCTGGTTACACCTTAGCTGGTCTTTCAGCTGCTGGTATCACTGGTGGTTATGGTCTTATTGCTGACCGTTTCGCTCTTACTGGATCATGTGGTGGTACCGCATGGGCTCAAGGTTATGGTACTGGTATTAACTCGTTCAGTGCTCTTCGTGGTATGTTGACCAACAATGGTGAAGGTATTGGAGCAGCTGGTGCAGGAAACCCCTTCAGTGCGTTTAATCAAATGTCATTCTCAATTGATAGAGTTGCCGTTCAAGCACGTACACGTGCTCTGAGCAGCAATTACACCGTTGAATTGGCACAAGATCTAAAGGCAGTTCATGGTCTAGATGCAGAAGCCGAACTCGCAAATCTTCTCAGCACTGAAATTCTTGCTGAAATTAACCGCGAACTAGTCCGTACCATCTATTATGTTGCAAAACCAGGATCACAACAAGGTGATTTAGGTAATAAGGGTGTTTATAATCTTGCTGGTGACTCTGATGGTCGTTGGTCAGCAGAACGTTTCCGCGGTCTCAGTTTCCAAATTGAACGTGAATGCAATGCAATCGCTAAGGAAACCCGCCGTGGTAAGGGTAACTTCATCATCTGCGACAGCGATACTGCTGCAGCTCTTGCTATGTCAGGCTTTATGAGTCTTTCCCCCGGTATTGCACCACAACTAAATGCTGATGATACACAATCAACATTTGCGGGTGTACTTAACGGTAAGGTCAAGGTTTATATTGACCCATACGCCCCACTTGGTGCTAACTTCTTTGTATCTGGCTACAAGGGTGAAAGTGCATATGATGCAGGTCTGTTCTACTGCCCATACGTTCCGCTCCAAATGGTTCGTGCTGTTGATCCTAATACTTTCCAACCACGTATCGGGTTCAAGACTCGTTATGGTATCGTTGCAAATCCGTTTGTACTCAATTCGTCCAGAGTACCAGATGCAGAAGCTCTTACTCCTGGGTTGAACCAATACTACAGATTGAGCGCAATCGCCAATCTACACGGTAACGGTGCCTGAGTATTAAGTTAGACTGTAAGTTAACAACAAAACCCTCCCAAGAAATTGGGAGGGTTTTCTTTTATCTATAAATATTCATATGGCAAATCTTAATTGTTCAGGTAATACAAATCCTCTGTATAATAGTTATTTTTCTTTATTGTTTAATAGAGGAACATCTCAATTTGAACTATTATGTCAGCGTGTAAATCTTCCAGGAATTTCTGTACCTAGTTTAGTACAACCAACTACTTTGGGAACAACAATTCCAGTTCCGAGTATGGTAGCAGCCTTTGCCGATTTATCAGTAGAATTTATAGTAGATGAAAATATGACTAATTGGAAGTCATTATATTCATGGATACGTAATATTTCAAATATTAAAGATGAT